CGGCACAAGATAAAAGAAGAAATAACGGGGGGCATTCAACAAAGCCAAAAAGGCCAGATGATAAAAGATTGCTGAAAAAGTCTGAAAAGGAAAAGACTTCGAACATATTTCTCAAAGCTTTATCAGAGATCCACAACACTGACAATGATGATGATACAAAGAAAGCATTTGCAAAAGACTTGCTTTCTTTTTCTCGTGGAAAAATGTTCATCGCAAATCATTTGTTTGGTGTTCCTGACAAAACTGTTGATGTTAATGTTCAGTCAAAGCCAGATCTTTCACATCTTTCTGTTGATGATCTTCGTCAATTGATGGATGATTCAGATGAAGAATGAAATTAAAAAAATACTTTTTCAAGAGTTAGCAAGGAGATCTTTCTGGGACTTCTGTCTATATTATGACAATGAATTCTTTCAGAAAAGACCATTCATGAAAGACATCGCTGATTCATTTCAGGATATTGAAGAAGGAAAAATCAAATCTTTATCTGTTTCATTACCTCCAAGAGCTGGAAAAAGTTACATCACAACACTTTTTTGTGCGTGGACATTGGGAAGGAATCCATCTGAATCAGTGATGCGCAATACTTGTACTGCGACATTGTATCTGAAATTCAGCTATGATGTCAGGAATGTTGTGAAATCAGATCAATTCAAAGATGTATTCCCGGACATCCGACTATCAGATGACAAATCAAATCTGAATGGATGGAACACAAACCATGCAAAGATGGTTTCTTATTTTGGTGCTGGTGTTGGTGGGACAATCATCGGATTCGGTGCATCAAAGGTGGCCATCACTGATGACTTATATCGTGGAATGGAAGATGCATTGTCAGATACTGTGAATGATCGCATCCATCAATGGAAGGAAGCAACACATGATTCAAGATTCGAATCTGGATGTGCAAGAATTGACATCGGGACAAGATGGACCAGAGATGATGTGATCGGAAGATCCACAGAACAGAATGAATATGATAAACAGATCATTGTTCCAGCGATGAATGAAGCTGGTGAATCATTTTGTGAAGATGTGATGACAACAGCTGAATATCAATCCAAGAAAAAGAAGATCATGCCTGAAATATGGTCTGCTGAATATATGCAACAGCCAGTTGACATTGAAGGTCGTTTATTCAGTGGCCTGAAAAAGATGTCATTCAGCGAATTCAAACAGATCGAATCAAAGATTGATGGAACAATTGCATTTTGTGATGTTGCTGATCAAGGGAAGGACTACACTGCATTTGCAATTGCTGCACTAATTGACAAAGAATTGTTCATTGTTGACTATCTATTCAGCCGGGACAATACAGATATCACCATTCCATTGATCGCTGACAAGCTTAACAAGTGGAATGTTCGATATTGTCGTGTTGAATCAAATTCGATGGGCGCAATGTTTTCAAGGTATCTTCAAAAGGAAACAAAATCAAAGATTCTTCAGGTCCACAATACAACAAACAAGATCACCAGAATCATCATGCAATCATCATTCTTGATAAATAATTGTATATTTGTGACAAATGAAACGCAAGATTGCATTCAATTCCTTGACAATGTTGAATCATTCAGCAAAGAAGGAAAGAACAAACATGATGATGCACCAGATTGTTTATCTGGACTTGCTATTTTCGCACAATCACTGTTCAAACATCTTTTCAAATGATCACATTCGAAGTCATAAAACATGGATCAAATGTTCATGAAGTAATATTCAAAGAAACACAAGAAGCAACAATTGCGCAATTGTCTGATATTCACTGGGACAATCCAAAAACAGATTGGAATTATCTGAAACGCTGTCTGAACTATTGCAAAGAACACAATATTCCAATTGTTGTGAATGGTGACTTCTTTTGCTTGATGCAAGGTCGCGGAGATCGCAGATCAAACAAGTCTGACATTCGGCCAGAACATAACAATGCGAAATACCTTGATTCGATTGTTGAAACAGCTGTTGACTTTTGGAAGCCATATGCACATTTGTTGGTTGTTTGTGGTTATGGGAATCATGAAACAGCCATAATCAAGTGGCAAGAAACAGATATTCTTCGAAGATTCGTTGATCTGCTGAACTACGAATGCAAAACAAACATTCAAGTTGGTGGTTATGGTGGTTGGATCATCTACAAACTTAAACGAACACATCACAAAAAATCAGCCACAGCAATATTCAAACATCGTTACTTTCATGGCTCTGGTGGTGGTGGTATTGTGACAAAGGGAACAATCAACTTGACAAGGGCAACTGAAATGTATGATGGATTTGACATCTTTTCAATGGGACATATTCACGAAAATCTTGCAATTGATGTCTGCATGAACAGCTTGAACTATCATCCTATAACTGGATATGAAACATACAACAAGAATGTTCATATGATGATCACCGGGACATTCAAAGAAGAATACAAAGATGGATCAAAAGGATGGCACATTGAACGCGGTGCGCCGCCGAAGCCGATTGGCGGTCGTTTGTTGAAATTGTCTTTTTCGCGTGATTATTCAGATGGAAAAGATCTGCAAAAGAAGCACATTGATTCGATGAAATTTCCTTTCTCTTATTGATTCAATCCTGACAATTCACGAATTTCATCTTCATTCAATTCAACACCAGCTTCGATGATCTTTTTGATTGCATCAGCGCGAAGATTCATCGTTTCTGCTTTCAACTTTTCATCTGGTTGCATCACTGGAATGTGACTGAAGTCAGGGACCAGAATTAATCCTTCATCATTCAATCCTAATTGATGACTAATTGTGTTGTACATTTGAATTGTTTCAGGAATGATCGTATCGGTGTAGGCCATTCGAACACCTTCTTTCACGTTGCTGAATGTTGCACCTTGTTCCTGACTGAACAAATATGGATTCAATCCATATGCATCAATGATCGCAAGTTTATCTGAAGTCATTTCTTCAAACAACATCAAATCCTTTGTTGGGAATGACATTGGATTCCATTGAACATCTGATTCAGTGATGATCACTTCATCTTTTTGGCGTCTATACCATGACTTCTGAATTGCTTTCTTTTCATCTGGATCCATTGGGATAGCTCCGCCCATGTCACTGTTTCTTGCAGAAAGAATACCAATTGCACCGATATTTTCAAGCAAAACGTTTCTTTTGTGATATGCAGCTCTGATATTTGACAAAGGATATTTCAATGATTGAATGCGTGAAGAAGGATTCACAATGTTCACACCATCAGTTGTTGTGAGAAACACCATATCATCCAGTGGAATCTTTTCTGAATCTTCAGCATATTGAAAGATGAATCCATCGATCAACCCTTCTTTTTCCATTTGTTTCAGCTTCTTTCCGGATAGCTTTATCTTCACTTTATCTGTTGGAAGTGGAACAATCAAATTGCGAATGTTGAATGATCTTTTTGGACAATATGCAAAAGATGATGAATAAAGCGCATCATTCACTGACAATGAATAGATCACATCTTCCCATGATTGATTTGGATTCGGTTTCTTTATCAAATCAAGAATCCAGTGATTGTCAACTCTTTCACCATCAGCATTGTAAAGAACTGGAACATTCGCAGACATCATTGATGCGCGTTTATCTACAATTGCGCGAAGTTCAGGTATTTCAATGTAAAGATTGTAAGCTTCTTCGGTATCTATCCAGATTGCATCTTTCTGTCCCCATATCCGGTTGACTCTTGGAAAGTGCATCTTGAAATCGTCAATGTATCTTTGTGGATCTGGAAAGAATCTTTCACCGAAAAATGATTGCCAGAAAGTGGAGCTGAATTGATTACTCATATTTTTTGTATCTTTGTACTACAAAATTAATTAATTTTGTGCAAATAGTTGTATTATGCAAAGAATCCTTGACAAATATACACTTAAATCAGCAAATCTGGAGCTGAAAGATCTTGATGAAAACAGTAGAAAGGTCGCTGTTTATCTGTCTGCATTCGATGTGATGGATAGTGATTTTGACATCATCAAGAAAGGTGCATTCAAAAAATCGATCATGGAACGCGGTCCACAATCGACATCAAACAGAAAGATTGCATTCCTTCGTTATCACAATTGGGAAATGCCAATCGGAAAGTGGCTTGAATTGAATGAAGATGACAAAGGATTGTTTGCTGTTGGTCAATTGTCAAACAGTACAAATGGAAATGATGCATTGATCGACTACAAAGAAGGAATTATAAAAGAACATTCCATCGGATTCAAGTACATTAAAGACAAATTGAAATTCATTGAAGATGAATCAATGGATTCAAAAGGATATTATGAAGTGAATGAAGTTGCATTGTTTGAAGGATCTGCGGTGACTTTTGGTGCAAATGAATTCACAAATGTTGTCGAAGTGGCAAAATCCGAAGGAAAAGAAAATATTGCTCAAAGAATACACAATGAAATGAACATGATCATGAAATCCATTGCAAATGGCAAAGGAACAGATGATCGTTTGTTCAATCTTGAAATGAGAATGAAGTTTCTTTCTTCTCAATTAGTGGATCTGGCTTCAATTGATCCGTTTGATAAACAATCAATCAAAGGTCAGTCATCCAATGAAGAAGAAGTGAAAGAATCATTCAACTGGGCATCTGTTGGTGAATATTTCAGTAAAGCTGAAACATTCAATGACTATCCACAAAGCGCGGTCAACAATGCAAAGAAGGGCATCCGGTTAAATGAAGAAACTGGGAACAAATGCGCTACTGCTGTTGGCAAACAACGTGCAAGGGACATCGCTGCAAAGCGCGGTCTTTCTGAAGATGTTGTGAAACGGGTTTATTCATACCTATCAAGGGCGCGTGAATATTACAATGCGAATGATGAAAAAGCTTGTGGAACAATTTCATATCTATTGTGGGGAGGTGATTCAATGTTGAAGTGGTCAGAAAATAAGATCCAGCAAATCGAAAATCAAAATAGTTAATAATTAAAACAAAAAATCGTGGAAAACTTAACTCCAGAACAAGCGATTGAACGAATTGAAAAATCAATCGCTGAAAAAACAGAAGGATTTGTTTCAAGTGAAGAACTTGTTGCAATCAAAGCTGATCTTGCATCAGTTAAGGAAATCGCTGAAAAAGACAACACTTCAGATCTAAAAGCTGAAATCGCAAAGCTTGAAGGAATGATCGAAGGTCTTAAAGAAGCAAAGAAAGAAGAAGCTCCAAAAGCAAAAACTCTTGGACAAGCAATTTCTTTCGCATTCAAATCAGCAAAAGACAAAATCGTTGAAACAGCTGAAAAAGGTGGCCTTTTGAATCTTGACACAAAGGCAGCTGGTACAATGTTGATCGATACTAACTATTCAGGTGGAACAGTTGGTCTTTCTTCATTGGAAAGTGGATTGACTCGCATTCAGCGCAGACGTCCATTCCTTCGTTCACTTGTTAATTCAGCGAACACAACATCAAAATTCATTGCTTACATTGAGCAAAAGAACGCTGATCCGGGTGAAGCTGGAACAACTGCTGAAGGTGCTGAAAAAACACAAACAGATTTCGATCTTGTTGAATCATCTGCTGAAGTGAAGAAAATCACTGCTTATATCAAGGTATCAAAAGAGATGATCGCTGATATTCCATTCATGCAAGGTGAG